ACATGCAAAGGCATTTCGTAAAGAACAGATATGGCATGGCACATCCCAAATAAGTGCGGAACGCAAATTAAGTTATGGTGTGGCAAGCAAAAAATATACCGATGGTGCTCCTACAAAGGAAGAGGCAATTAGTTATTCAAAGGAAGCAGTGCATCCCCACGGCGAGCATATCTGTATATGCCCTGAGTGCAAAGAGGAAATAACCGTTGAGGTAAACGTGAAATGCAATACACAAAAATGCCCTGAGTGTGGAAGCCCGATGGTGGCCAAGCAAGCAGGCGAACGGAGGAAGTCTATGGTAACCAAGATTAGCAACGAGAATAAAAAGAACCTGCTCCAGATGGCACTGGTCGCTGAGTACGGACTACAGGTCGATGACCCTATCCCCAAGAAACTATCCATCGAGGAGGTGTTTGATGACAATATCATCTACGCTATCGATGGCCAGTTCTACCAGTCCAGCTACACTCTGGATGAAAGCGGCAAGGCGCTTCTAGGTGAGCCCACGAAAGTGACCAGCACCAAGATATTCAAGGCGCAGGAATCGCTCCGTGAGAAGTACGCCGAATTCATTCAGGAAGTCGGCAAGCGGAATGCAACCATGGACTCCGCCCGGATTCGGAAGATAGTTGAGATATGCCAGGAGCTGCTATCATCCGAGGAAGAGCCTGATGAGAAAAAGACCAAAGAGGCTATGAAGAATATAGCCACTACCATGACTTGGCTGAAAGCGCAAGAAGCCGAGAAGACTGAGGATGGTGTTTCCTACCCCGCTGCTGCCTATGCCTACACCCCGGACCTAGATAAACCTTCCAGCTGGAAGTTGAGGTTGTGGGAAGACCCTGAAAAGAAAGTCACACGGGCTCAGCTTGGAAGAGCGGCCGCAGCATTAAGCCCTGGCGGATTCAGGGGGCAGAAGGTAGCAATCCCCGCAGATGATATGGCCGCCGTCAAGAGAAAAATCAGGGCGGAATATCGCAAACTTGATGTTGATGAAGAGGATATGCCTCGATGGGTTGCTGAATCTATGTCCAGGCAGCAGGCTCTTATCTATACCCCGCTGACCGAGGCCAAGATTGACAAGGGTCGCGCCGCAGTTGTTGTTATTGAAGCAGGGTTCAATGCTTCTGGCGACCGCTACTATCCCGCCGAGACGTTAAAGCGTGACTATGGAATATTCGAGGGTCAGAAAATGTATGCTGACCATCCTACTGAAGAGGAAGATCAAGCTCGTCCCGAGCGGTCGATAAGGGACTGGGTCGCCACGTTGGTCGAAGTAAGATGCGACGAGCAAGGCACAGTGACAGGCGTAGCCGAGATTATTGAGCCATGGATGATGTCGAAGTTAGCCAGTCTGCGGGAGAAAGATATGCTTTCAGAGATGGGCATATCAATCAATGCAGCCGGCGTCGCTTCCGAGTCAACCATTGACGGAAAGGACACGCTGGTCATCGAAAAAATAACGGCAGCCAGGTCGGTCGATTTTGTCACCGAGCCGGGCGCCGGCGGAATCGTCACATTCTACGAATCCGACAGACGTCAAGATATCGACCTTATAGAGCTTGTTACCCTAAGGGAGCGGAGGCCTGACTTAATCAAGGCAATAGAGGCTACAGTCAGGAAAGAAATAACCAAGGAGGTTAAGAAACACGTGGAAAACGAAGAGAAAATCACAGAATTGGAAGGTCAAATAGAGACGTTGACCAAAGAGCGTGATGACCTCAAGGAAGCTGCTGAACAGGCGGAGAAGGAAAAGGCAATAGCCGAAGCGCAAGCCACCATCAAGGAGGCTGTCGACAAGGCCGAGCTACCAGATGCAGCCAAGGAGGTACTACTCAAAAGGTTCGCGACCGCAGAGTCCGCTGATGGGATAGATGAAGCGATACAGTCTGAGGCAGACTATCTCGCCAAACTGTCTGAGTCAGTCAAGGTGAAAGGACTCGGCCCGGTTTCTCCATCCCATGAGAATGGCAAGGAGGCACTAAGGGAAAGCTTTAAGCAAACCTATCTAGCCCAAGGTATGTCCGAAGATGAAGCTACGAAGCTGGCAGAAATGGCTACCGTTGGGCGCTAAGTAAACAAATTAACATAGGAGGAAAACAAAATGCCGTATGGAGTTTATACAGCAGGAACCGCCGGAGACGAGGTTTCCAGCACCTACGAAGGCAGGCACTTAACTTTTACCGAAAGCCAGATTACTCACCCTTCCCACGCTGATAGCCTCGTAGATAAGGGCGATGCATGCTTGGTGGGTGAGAATATTGTTGGTGTAGCTTTCACGAGTGCAGCCGCAGCTACTGATTTAGTTTCTCTTGATTCAGAAGGGATATGGCAGTTATCGGTAGTGGCTGAAAATGAAGATGGGAATTCGGCTGTAGCTGTAGGTGATGAACTTTTTATTAACAAGACTACTTGTATCTTGAGTAAGATTGCCAACAAAAACACGCACCAGCGATTTGGTTATGCCCTATATGCGATTACAGAAGGCGCAACCGATGTCATTCCTGTTAAAGTCCACTGGAATCCTGATGATGCAACAGAGAAGGTTGGGACTCATGCAGTTCCCGAAGCAAGCGCTCACGCTGATAAAATCTTTAGAGAATATCGCTATCGTTCCACTAGCACAACCGGTGATGTCCGTGGCCAGTACATGGAATTACTAATGAATGGAGCAGGGCTATCTGGTGAGGCTTGTCGCAACAGGGCCTATATAGAAGCAGCTGTTGCTACTGCACATGGTTGCCACGATGGGGTTGAGTTCGGTACTGATGGTTCAGTTACAGGGTTAGCAGTTGGCCATCGTGCTACCTACCTAGCGAAGGATGCTGCCGCAGCAGCTACGATTGCTGGGGGGATGTCTGAGCTATATGCTGCTGGGGATTCGACCGATTATGCAACAGCTACAGTACATTCAATCCACAGGTTTGTTAATGATGGGGATGCTACAGGGAAGGCAACAGCGGTTAATGTGTTTGAGTTCTCTGGGCTATCAGCCAATCAGTATGCCGCAAACACAGATACCCCTGACCATGCTTTGACTTGTATCATCAATGGGAATACCCGGTACATCATGGTATCCGAAGCGCAGGCTTAAACAGATTAAACAGATTAAAAGGAATAAGAGATGGATTTCTACGCTGAAACGGAAAAGAGAAAACAGAAACATCTAAATGAGATAGGGCAACTTTCGTATGAACGCTACGGACTTAGCAAGCAAATTGAGTCAAATCAGAAGCGAATTGCAGAGATAGACGAACTGATTGCGGAAAAGGAAGTAGCTGTCTTTGAAGATGGGCAAGCACAAAGGAATTTTGATACCTATCTTGCTATCGAAAAGGGTGCTGTAACACTAGACCAGGTAAAACACGCCGTTGAAAGCGGGGAAAATTTGAAAACTGAAATAACATAGGAGGAAACTCTAATGGAACTAATGGAACTGATGGAGGACTTCAGTGGGTATAATGCCCTGTCAGAACTGAAGAAGCCTGAAGGTTGGGAGAAGAAGCTGGCTGAGACAGTCAGTCTGATATCCAATACCAATGGCTTAGCATCGCACAAACATGAATATCTGCTCCGGGAGGCTTTGACAACTTCCGACTTCCCCTATCTGTTCGGTGATGTCTTGGACAGGCAGGTGCTCGCACAATACAAGGCGACTGAGTCGTCATGGAAAAAATATGTCAAGACATCTACTGTCCCGCGCCTGTATCCCCAGGTTGGGGGATATCGGTTCGCAATTACCGGTGGCGACCAGAGGCTTGACCTCGTGGCAGAAAAAGGTGAGTACCTTGCCAGCACCCGAGATGAAGCACGCTATGCGCTGTACGTTTACAAGTATGGTCGGCAGTTCGACATATCTTGGGAGACAATAATCAATGATGACCTGGATGCTCTCAAGGATACTCCCCTAAGGTTTGCTACTGCAGCACTAAGAACTGAGCAATATACTGTCGTCAACCAGTATGCTGACGATGACGGCACTCATGCAGCTGGTAACCTTTACGACAAGGTGACAGCCAATGAGGTCAATGGCTCAGTAGCCCTGCTAACTATTGCTAATCTTGAGGCAGCTCTGGAAGCAATGGCAGGCTGGCGCGATGCGGGTGGCAGTCCTATAATGAACCGGGCTAAATATCTTGTAGTCCCACCTGCCCTGGAGATGACTGCACGTCAGATACTTACCTCAGCCAACAAGATGTGGGTCTATAGAGGAACCACAGATGCTGGACCAACTCCCTATCCGACCAACAACGTGATCTCTCAAATGGGTCTGGAGCTGATTGTGGAACCGTGGCTACCTATCGTTGATACAACTAACGGTGACACAGCCTGGTATCTCTTCGCTGACCCGAAAGACATCGCGGCTCTGGAAGCTGGCTATCTCAGAGGACACGAGCGACCGGAAATCTGCATGAAGGCAAGTGACAAAGTGACCGTTGGTGGTGGAGCAATCACCCCAATGAGTGGTGACTTCGCAACTGATAATATCTTCTACCGAGTGCGTCACTGCTTCGGTGTTGTAGAGCTCGACTGGAGAGCCACCTATGGTGGAGGACTGGTAAGTTAAAAGGAGAGTCAAGATAACATAGAATGAGCTTGCCGGGGCGGGGCATGATTACACACATGTTCGGAGGTTTGCTCCTTTCCTCCATGCCCCGGCAGGGCTTAGCAGGAGGACAATATGGGAAATCCAGCAATAGATTTTCCCTGGGAAAAAACGCCGGTAACGGAAGAGACTCTAGTCAAGACTGGAGCTTGCGTTCTTCACAATATCGTAGTGAATGGGACTACTACTGTCGGCGATGTTCTTGTCTATGATGGTGCGGATGCTACCGGAACTTTGATAGCTACCATCAGTCTGAGAACTGCTGTTCAGATATCAGTACAGCCCATTACTCTCAGTTATGACTGTGAGATTGCAAACGGCATCTTCATCGCTGTCACTGACTGGGTTGGTAGTCTTACGGTGATGCACAAGTAGAGGTGATGGTATGCCTGACAGAGAACCATATAACAAACATTACTGCAAGACAGTGAAGTGTGAATACAGGCACGGCAACAAGTGTACTGAAGATACTTGTGTCCGCAATGGAAACGAGAAGCGAGCCGTCTATTTTACTCAGCATGGTCATTTAGCTGACGGAGATATACCAAATGCCTAGACCTACAGACTGGCCCGTAATAAGAAAGACCCCAGGATTCGTGACTGTCGGTGCTGTTTCAACACTTGTTCTTGATGAAAATGTGAACAGGTTGACATTCAGTGCCGTTAATTGTGGCGATGAAGTGTGTTATCTATCTGAAGGCGTGGCGGCTGTTATAGGGTCTGGTGATGCACTGTATCCACGAGGAAGCGCATACATGAGTAAGGATGACTTATACCTTGGCGCTATCTATGCGATTTGTGCCACCGGTGGATTAAACTTGGCAATAACTGAGGGGTCGTCAGTATAATGAGGATTGATAATCCTTATGATGATGCAGCCTTATTAGTTCTCATTGCCGCTTTACAGGCAGACATCACTAACATCTTGGTTCTGCTAACTCTTATTGAGGCGGTCACATCTGCACTACCCACATTAAGCGAGACAGGTGGCACAGTTACCACAGATGGCACAGAGCAGAATGTATATATCAATGCCACTCCTTTGGGTGAGTATAACCCGATATGCGTGACGATAAACTGCACAGCGCAGACAGCCGGAGAGACTATCGTTATCCGCCTATATTATGATAACGCTCCTGGTGGTGCTGGGTTGATTCTAGCTGATGAACTAACATTCGCAGGGGTTATATCTCCCGAGATGCTTGTTATAGACCTTGATCCTAACCGATACGGGGTAGCCGTAACGATTGAAAAAACAGGTGGCGCGAACAGGGCTTACCCCTGGGATGTCCACTACGAAATTTAGTAGGAGGTATAAGAAAATGCCAAGAGGAGATAGGACAGGACCGCCAAGGACTGCTACAGGGCCACGTGATGGTAGGGGTGGAGGACAAGGTAGACGAACAGGAGTGGGGACAGGAGCTAAAACTGGTGGTGGCAAAGGCTCTTGTAAATAAAGTCAAATGGCTAGAACATTTTACGATAGCCTTGGACTTAACGAGGACATAGAACTTGACCTGTCGATGCTGGAAGCCACAGGTGAGCTTTTGCATGATGAGTCAAAGAATCATTCAACGGCAACTATGCACACTGCTGTTGGTGCTCCATTATGGATGCAACTGGCCTCTGGCCGTTACGGAATTAGCATAAATGCAGCATACCCAACTGTGGATACTGACCAATTCTATGACATATCTGCTGCCAATTGCCCGAATCTTGATTTCACCAGTGGTGATTATAGTCTAGCTCTCTGGTTCTATTGGTCATCGACAGGCTACTCCCAAATACTGATGTCGAAATATGTCCTCAATACTGGAGGATGGGAAGTCTATCTACATGACACTGGTATCAATAGATACATGACAGTCCGTCACCATCATTCGGCAGGGGCAT